GTTTATTAAGAAAGCATAAAATGCGCGCCGAGAGTCAAGAAGAAGGGAGCTTTGTAAGAAAAAACATTCCGAAACGAATCAATGGAAAAATTCTCAAACTCCTCAAGATCAACTTTGAACACGTGCTTGAAAACCCTAAGGTTCCCATGCTTCATGACATCTCGGCGAAAAACATCCGCACCCAGCTTCACTAATTCATCATAGTATCCTCCAAGATAGCGCTCATAAAATTGTCTGAACCTCCCACTCCCAAATCCACCTATGAGCATGTATGAATACAATCGGGTGAACGAAACGGCCAGGGACTTGACTGGACTCTCCGGATAAAGCACACCGCAGAACAGATCACGATCTTCTCGGAAAAGCTTTCCACCACGGACTTGATACCCAATGAACTTGCGATCTTCAAGCACATTTGTCGCAATAACCTTCTCAGGCGAAACCACGATGTCGAAGAAACGGCGGGCTGTCTCCGAAAGGTCGTGAACATGCCAGGTGAGGTCCTGATCAGATAGGGGGTCGAGTTTGTAGCAGAAGTCATCTCCGAGTACTCTTGTGTCGTAAAAAGTTACTTCGTTGTACTTGAGGGAAGCAGACATAACGTTGTGAACGGCTAAGCTGTTGATAAGTAAGGTGAGAAAAGATCCTGAAGGCACGCCGGAAAGTTTCTTGAAAACGGAGCCGTCGGGAAGAGCGAGAAAAGTGAAGATAAAGGCCTCCACAATGTATTCGAACGCAAGCTCCTTCCATGGCTCATCCAGCTGCATATTAGGCTTAAGAACTTTGTGGAAGATATCCAACAAAATGAAACGTGCGCGAAGCGAGTCCCAACCCTTGATGTCGGTGTTGCAGAAAGATAGAGAAGGTTCTTCAGCCAAGTAGTCCCCAAGGCGAATGATTGTGTCCTTCCCCGTCATAAAACGCTTCTGATGATGTTGACCTGAAAATATTTGATAATAAAATCCCCGAAAAAGCATGTTCTCGATGATCGTGTGTTCAATAGGGGCAACCCAGATACAACGAGTCTTGTTTTCATCCTTAGGAGAAAGATGTCCACGAAGAGCGAGCTTACAAGGGATCTGCTCGCACTGCTTTCCGGATTTCCAAGTCTCAATCATCTGCTTCACATTCTCATATGCTTGATCCATAACATCACCTTTCTTTTGGCCAGGAAAGTTAAAACCTGCCGAGGTGTTTGTTGGTATCTTGGTCATTGCAATCTCCAAAGGGATGGTGCTGCAAAACCTGAAATTCGCACATAGTTCAGCTAAATTGGCTTCGTAGATACTGTTCATCTTGGCATCGAACAGTTGGGGCTTGTAAGAAGTCGGACCAGCGTACTTGAGGAGCGTATGGTACGCACGACCCATCCTTGGAACCTTGGAGTATCCCTTGAGCGATTCGTACATCTCAGGGTCAAAGTGCCAAAGAGCTTCCCGAACGTATTCATCCATATGGGCGAATCCTGAGGCAACGTTGTACTTGTAATCTGTATTTTTAACAAATTTCCAACCGTCGGAGGCATTGGCGATGGTCTTGAACTGGTCCAGAGAAATCTCGGCAAACGGGTGCTTGTCGACGACTGTCTTCCATGTGAATTTGGTGATCTTGCTAGGCAGGGAAAGGTCCTGAGTGATTGGCTTGTATGACATCTTGGCGGAAACCGAAGAAAACTTGAAACTAGGAGTGGCAGCACA